CCTCTTTCTTTTTCTTGGTAGGCTTCTTAATGCCTATTTTTTTTGCCTCCTTATCGAAGTCGTACCCCTCGCACTTATCGTATCCTTTCTTGTCTGAAAGTTCTTTTAGTTGGTCGTATGATAAGTGGTTATACTTTTCAGACCAACCGCAAAACCTCTTCATTACGACAATACGTTAATTACTAATTCGCCGGAGATATAGTCGATAACCGAACCAGTCTTCTTTTGAATCTGGATAACAACCGAATCACCAACGGCCAAATTAACAGGTACAGCATCTTTGGTGATATCAACTGTATAAGCTCCGTTACCATCGTCAACAACCGTAAAAGCAATGTCTGAAAGGTCTGAACTTCTTAACGCCACAAAATCAGCAGTAGCTAACCCCGTGAAAGCATCGCCACATCGTTCTGTTACCTTAACAGTAATTGAACCGCCCGCACTTGTGTACTTACTTGTTGCTCTCATATTCAATCCAACTGGAACAGCATTAACCAACTCAGGATATACACCCCATTCTGGAACAGCAACGAATGAATTAACAAACTCTTCGTACTGTTTGAAGAACACATACATTGTCACCATCTTCTCAGGATCAGCTTCTACAGGAATACCTTTAGTAAGTGCCTTGATCGATGCTTTAAACCCTTTAAATACTTGGTCGCCTTCGTCGAATGTAGCCAATTTCTCACCGTCCTCAGTGAAGAACTCAACACGGTAAGTAGAGCCGTTTAAAGTCTTTAGTAACTGCTGAGAGTCACAGAATGACAATGAAGCGTTAAACGTCATTGACGGAATTGGCTCGTTAGAGATCTGCTTCTCAGTATTCGGAAGCGTAATAATATTAGGATCGTCGGTAGTATTCTCATATCCGATAATCTCTACTAAATGAGACGTTCTCGATTCGTTAATGTTCGAGATATGCTCAGCTAATGATAAAAAATCTGCTTCTGTGTCGTATGATGAATTAACGTCATTAATAAGCATGTACTTTGCTTTCGCAAGTCGCTTCTGACATTCAACAGCACCAGCAGGTAATACAGAATTACATAAACTCATATTCTAGCAATTTTTTGGTATCGTTAAACTTAAATTATTAATTTCAATAGCGTCAAGATGATCAGTAAATATGTTTTGATTGTTCAATTCAGAACCCCAATAATATCGCCTTGTAACATCCCAAGTGCCATCGGTTAAAGAGAAATATCTAGACCGATTAAAAGCATTCATCAAATCATTATAGATTGGGTCTAAAACTGGCTTAAAGTTATTCTCCCTTCGCTCCTCAGTGTCGTAATCTGACTTAGTTTCGTTTACGATTATTATATCTACCGAAACCTCACTCCTTACTATTCTACTCTCAGAGTATTCAAAATCTTGCAATAAGATTATTAAAGGGTATTTTTGCCACTTTAAGACTCCTGTTGATTCGTCCTTTTGGATAAGTCTATTTTTAACATCTAATAAGTGCCCATCCATAAAGTAAGGGGCTTTAGCTTTCCACGTTCCACTCAGAATGCCGCTCGATTTAACGTCGAATTGCGTAGATGAAACATTGAAAACCTTATAATCTTGTGACTCTATCACAACAATATCGCCCTCATTTAACGCATTTGAGCTTTGAATCGTAAGAACACCACCAGCCAAAGACGCACTATCAATAGTTCCAGTCTCTCTAAGAGTGTCAACTAATGATTTAAATTCATCTTCTAATGTTGGTATTTTCAACTGACTTGTCATACTCCAAATACATTAATTCTTCCTTGCGGCTCAAATTGCCACTCTGGATAAACATCTTTATTAGCTAAAAGGAAATTAAATAATGACCCTGAATCATTAAAGAACTCGTAAGATCTTAAATCAAACTTATCGAATGATCTATAGCCACCTCTTCTTTTATCGCCGCAATAACGATTAAAATTAGAATAATACTTTAGGTATGGTGGCTTTTGATATTCCTCAATTATCAACGGCTCTCCGGCTAAATCTACAAATCTATCCCATGCGTTAACCGTTTTGTAATTGGGATCTATTCTGTTCGCGTTCTCAGTGCTTGGCACATTAGCACCAACACCACCCAAATGGCTAGCTCTATTTCCAACATATTTAAAATACACATAGTAAGCAATTAAGCTCTCTAGTTTTGCATTGGCTAATCCATCATACTTACGCGTGATGGTGTAACCGTCAAAATCAAAAGTAAACTCTTTACCGTCTCGTATATCTATAAAACGCTGTTCTGAATCAGGATCGGCAATAAACAATGAATACAACCTCCAACCTAGAACATCTTTAAGCACTTCTTCCTGGTACAATTCAATAGCAGAATTAAGCGCAGACAGATTATCTTCCTTGTTAAGATTTGGAATTGCTATATCCCTAATAAAATATTCATCATTTATTAAATTTGCCATTACTTATCTTTTTGCATTTCCTCTTTAGTTCTTCTCTTCCTTTTGGGCTTTTCTTCAATCGGTTCTTTCTTAACCTCTTTTTTCTCTTCTGCAACAACCTCATATTCTAGCCCGTCTTTTTTGAATCTAAAGTGAAGCTCTTTCGCAAGAGCATTCACCTTATTTATATCTCCACTAACTATTAACATGATTAAGGAGTTTCAAGTTGAGTCTTAGCATCCTCAATGTATCCGTAGATAAACCAGAAAGGATTATATTTAGGCATAATAAACTCTTCTTCGATAATCCAAGTAACCTGATTCTTCTTAGCATCAGTAGTATCTTCAACCGCACGGATAGAAAGTGGAGTGTATTCACTCAACGCAACCGCCATCTGGAAGTCACCCACAAGGAATTGACCCGCAGGCATTGCTGTAGTCTGAACGATAGTTAAACCATTAATGTTCACTCTGCCAAAAGCATCGCGAGAAACACCTACATACTGCAAGTCGGTTGCTTTAATTAATCCCATCTTATCGAAATCAACAGGAGAAAGAACCGCGCCAGTTGCCATGTATTCGCCAGTCTTAAGCTCGTTAGCCGCAACCACTACAACGTCGTAGATATTAGCTCCGTCGATAGAGTTTTTCCAGCTTGAAGCAGATGAACCAGTCCACGCAGAAGTATCAGCTTCAACAACGTAAGTAAGATTAATAATAACCTCTGTTTCACTTCTTACAATAACACTTTCATGAACGGCATTATAAGATGCTTCGGTTGCATTTGCAATGGTCAAATTATCACCGTTACGCATTCCGTGAGCTACTGCGAAAGTAATCAACGCTTGCGTTCCACCGTTCCATGTTGCTACACTTGCAAAGTTAGTAGCCACGTAAGTCGCGCGATCAAGATCGAAAGATTGAGCATCTTCAGTTAATCCGTCTACATTCTCACCAGAACCATCACCAAACAATAATTGGAAATCTTCTTTATTTCTTACGAAGTTAGGCAATCTTTGACCTAAGTAAGAAGCAACCCACGATAGACCGTTAGTCTTCAAATAACGCTTAGAAAGCGGTAAAGCTGCCGCAATACGGTTCAAAGTCCAAGTATTTTCTCTTGTCTTAAATCCGATGTCCTGAGCCTCGCCATTTTCAGCTAACATTTGCATACCACCGTTTAATGCATCGGTGTAATCGTAAACCTCTGGTGCAGTAATTTGCGTACCGTCAGTTTGATCGATTGGCATTAAATCTCTAATGTGCTGCTGTCTCAATGGGAAATCCTTGATGTTTAATCTAGGATCAGTGATGAAGATGTTCCCGGTATGATCGGCCGATACAGATACGGTTTTGCCTACTAATTCAGATTTTTCAGCAGAATCGATATCTACCAAATTGCCGTCTGTTTTAAGAGAGAATCTAGAAGTCTGTCCCTTATATCCATTGTCTGCAAAGTTCTTATACTCATCAGAGTTTACGAAAGCTTTAATTAAGTTCTTAACGCCGTCCTGTCCGTAATCCTGGTAAATGTTATCAGACTTGTTACTATTCTCTTTGAGTTTAGTTAATTCTAAACCCTGAGTTTTAAGAGTTTCATTAAGCGCGTCTAATTGCTCCTTAACTTCTTTATTTTCCTTTAACTCCTCAATCGAAGTGTTAAATTTAGCCTCGATATCTTTAAGCCCATCTGCTACGCTAGAGCTAATATCTTGCATTTCTTTTGATGTTGGGATGCTTTCTGGAATCATCGCCTTAACACCCTCAATCATTTCACTCACTTGCGTCTTAACCGCTTCCATGAATGCTTTTTGTTCCTCTGTCATTTCTTATAAATTATTAATTCAACTTAAATTCTTTTGCCATTTGTTCATAATCAAGAGTGTCCTGTGACGGCTCTTTTGTGCGAGTGTCCTGTGACGGCTCACCTTTGGCATTATTATCTAATGTTGGAGTAACGAAATTAGAACCTCTCGGAACTGCGCTACCCTCTATTACTTTAGCTTCTTTTACAGCCCAAAAATAACCAGAATCTTCTGCATCCTGTTTGTTCGCTACCATTGGGAAGTATTTCTCCCAAGCCTCAAACTCTGCGCCGTAATTTTCATTATTGATACACATAACTAGCTGAACGTATCTCATTCCTACACTATGCTGAGTTACAAACCCTTTAGAATATTGATCAAACATAAAGGGATTTCTATCTTTCCTAATGTTCGACTCAAAAACTAAAG